CCGTCCGACAAGTCGATAGTGGAAGCCATAGACATCGTCCTCTCTGAACTCAATGCGCAAGCACCCAAAGATCCCCCCACCTCCAACCGCTAGTGCCCCGATTGCGGGCATGACCAAGCACGCGCTGGACTCCATGAAGGAGTTGCAGCAGGAGATCGCGGAACGTCGCATTGAGGCCGTCAGGCTCTACAAGCCAATGCCGAAACAGGAAGAGTTCCATAGTTGCATGGCAAGCGAACGGATTGTGATCGGAGGAAACCGATGTCTGGCTGGGGATCAGTCGGTATGGGATCCCGTCGCCAAACTGCACAGGATCGTCAGTGAGATCAGCGGCCCATTCTGGGTGGACTCGCTGGTGAATGGGAAGCGAGTTCCGGCCCAAGCCAACAAGCCGTTCATAAAGGCGAGTGACGACTTGTATTCGTTTCACCTGAGTACCGGCGGCGAGATCCGTTGCACGCTGAACCACCTTGTTCTTTCCGGCGACGGGCAGTGGATCGACCTCCGCGCCGCACTGACTCCAGAATGCGTTGCCGACCTTCTGGCGTCCACTTCGGGCACTTCCCAACCAGAGTCTCGCGAAGGTGATCTGCGTTGGTGTCGAACACCTGAAGGTTATCGGGCCTATTGTCGTCAGGCACATCGTTCTTGTGATGAACCACTTCTGTCGGCAGGAGGTAGCGGCCGAGAATCTCTTCCGCCACCAGACGATGTTCTCCGATATAGCCGTTCTTGCGAGCGCCAGGGTGATCTGGGCGATACACAAGAATGTATCCCTGCTTATCCATATTCCGACCACCCTTCCAGCACGGGTGTTCTGGACCGTCCTTCGGGCCGCGCCGACGCATCTGAAATCCCAGGCGCTTGCAAGCCTTATTCACGGCCTTGGAACTGTGGCCCAGCAGTAGCCCTATCTCAGCCACTGTTTTGCGCTCCACCTCGTACCACTGCCGCATTTGCTCAACTGGCCAGTCGATCTTGTTGTGCCGTCCCATTTAAGGCTCCTTTGGGGGGTAATGAACATCTGTATATTACCGCCTACAAATATTTGGGTAAAGGCGATGTCTGGGATTTTGAGGTTCCAGAGACGCACAACTACATCATTGCCGGCCTCCCCAACCACAACAGCGGCAAGAGCGCCTGCACATTCGTTGAGGATGCCCGCGCCGCAACGGGCCAAGACCCTTATGGCAAATATCCAAAAGAGAACGGGACGCTTGTTCTGATTGGCAAAGGCTGGAGCCATGTGGGCATGGTCATCTACCCAATGCTCTTCAAAGCTGGGGCATTTAAGATCATCCGTGACGAAGTGACGAAGCAGTGGAGGGCGTTCAATCCAGTCAGCGATGCGGCCCGCATCCGAGAGACGAAACCCGCGCCGCCACTTATCCCGCCCCGCATGATCAAAGAAATCGCCTGGGTGCAGAAGAATGCTGGGTATCTCCAGAAAGCGGAGCTTACGAACGGTTGGACGATCTACTGCTTCTCGTCCGAGGGGGATCCTCCCCAGGGCTTCCAGGCCGACCTCGTTCACATTGATGAGGACATCAGCAATGAATCGTGGGTCGGTGAGATGCAGGCCCGCCTCGCGGATCGCAAGGGCCGCTTTGTGTGGTCGGCCATGCCGCACTCCAAAAATGATGCACTCCTTGGGTTGTGCGATCGCGCCGACAAGGCCGAAGGGGATCCCAACGCGATCATCAAAAAGTTCACGCTGCGGTTCTTGGACAACGCCCACATCGATGAGGGCGAAAAGAAGAAGAACATCGAACGCTGGTCGGCTCTCGGCGTGGACGAACTCCGCATGCGTGCGGAGGGTGAATTCACCACCGAATCCACGCTCATGTATCCGACGTTCAACACGGCGGTCCATGTCATGCCCCGATCCCATCTCCCGGACGGGCAAGTCCCCAGCGACTGGACTAGATACGTCGCCATTGATCCGGGGCATACGGTCATGGCGTGCCTCTTCGCAGCCATCCCGCCTGACGAACGATTCATTCTGTTCTATGACGAACTGTACATCCGGCAGTGCAACGCCCTGATCTTCGGGGAACAGTTCGCAGCCAAGGCACAGAACCAGCATTTCTACAACTGGATCATGGACATGCACGGCGGCATGCTCCGCGACTTGGGGTCAGGCCGACTCCCGCATGAGCTATACAGCGAGGAACTGAAGAAGCGGAACATCCGCTCGCAGATATCTGGCTTTGGATTTACTCCAGGCTCAGACGACATCCCGGCCCGCACTGCGCTGATGCGGAAGCTCCTCCACATCCAAGGAGACGGAACCACGCGGTTCAAAGTCCTGGATGGCGGGTGCCCAAACTTCCTGCGGGAGATTAAGCGCTACCGCAAAAAGACCACTACGGTGAACGGTCAGGTCTACGTGACCGACGAACCGCAGACGCGAGGCGAAGTCCACGCCTGTCAGGCCGCAGAGTACATGTGTGCCTACGAACCCAAGTATCACAAGCCCCCCAAGGTCACCGGGCCAGAGCCATGGTGGGTGAAGTATCTGGCCGACAAGCGCCGCCGCCAACAGAAAGACGACGACGGTGTCTTGTACCTCTCTCCGAAAGGGAAATACCAATGAGCGATTTCGTCATGCCCAAGGCCGAATTGGGCGAGTTTGTGTTCTTCCATGCCCATGAGGGTGCCAAGCCGGTCCCGGCCCTGGTTACTGATGTCTCCGCCAGAACTCTCACGCTGTGGGCTATCGCCCCGGGCTACGGCGGGACGGAGAAGGCGTCCGTCCACCATGTCGATGACCCGGGCGTGAATGAGTTCCCGGCGTGGAAGTCCTACGGTTTTTGGCAGCACAAGCCGGCCGGGCAGCTTGCCATCCTCTCGGAACGTGTCGCCCTGCTGGAGAAGCGGGCGGAAAAGGACACTAAGAAGTAGGAGCGCTCATGGCAGAAGACAATCCCCTCCGGCCGATAGTCACTACGTGGCTCAAGAAGATTGAGCTTGCGCGGACTCATAAGCGACCTTTCAGTGACGACGCGAAGGAAGCTCTGGGGTTCTACGCCTCCGATCCGGAAGCCATGTGGGGTCCGGAACAGGCCCGTGCCTATGCCAAGGGGATTGATCTTCCCGCCGTGCGAATCTGCGTGAACCGCGTTTGGGAGGCCGTTCGTCTCTTTACGTCGGTCATCCATCACCGGAATCCCACCCGGGCAGTGAATCCGAAGGACTACCCCGTCGTCCCGGCGCCGCTCCTGGGGATCTTCCCGCAGCCGCCGGTTCCGCAGATGGGGCCCAACGGCCCTGTCATGGGGCCGGACGGCCAGCCGGTGATGATGCCTGACCAAGGGATGATGGCCTACCAACAGGGCATGGAACAGCAGCAGTTCAACTACGAACGCCGCAAGATCATCGCTGCGCTTCTGGAACAGTATCTGAACTACACGCCCAACGAACTGAACCTGAAGCAGCATTCCCGGAAGGTTGTGGAAGAGGCGTTCATCAAAGGCGCTGGCGTGTGGTGGCACGAACTGTACTCCCCTCCTGGAAGTGCAGTGAAGTTCGCCGGTTCGTTCTACGACTCAGTGGACAACCTCGTCTGGGATCCGGATGCCGATGAGTTTGAGGACATCCGCTGGTGTGCCCGCAAGCGTATTCAGCCCATCGATGAAGTGGCTGCGAAGTTTGGCCTGTCCCGCGACGATCTGAAGGGCCACCTGGAATCGTATGCCTCCAGGTCGGACGAGAAGGAACGCGGCTATGAGAACAAGCGCCGCAACGGCCAGACGAACGACATCATCTGCTACTGGGAAATCTATTCTAAGACCGGCTTCGGTGACCGGCTGAAGGACGCCGACAAAGACCTCCGTGGCAAGTTCGACGCCATGGGGCCCAACTGCTACCTCGCTGTAGCGGATGGCGTGGAGTTCCCACTGAACATGCCGCTCCCCATGCTCCAGGAGCCGGTAGACGAAACAGGCGTGTCTCAGCAAATGTTCATGGCCTGCCAATGGCCGATTCCATTCTGGGCAGAACCGGGCGCCTGGCCGTTCACTTTGCTCGCGTGGCACGGCAAACCCGGATACTCCTGGCCGGTCTCTTTGATCCGTCCCGCTATCGGGGAATTGCGATTTATTAATTGGGCGATGAGCTTCCTCGCGACCCGCGTTGCGACCTCATCGCAGACGCTGATCGGCGTATCGAAGGCTGCTGACCAAGACCTGAAGTCGAAGATCCTGGAGAAGTCGGAGAAGGGCTTCAACATTGTTGAAATCTCCGAAGCGGTCGGCCGGTCGGTCAACGATGTGATCTCGGTCTTCAACATGCCCGGGGTGACCCAGGACATGTACCAAATTATTGCAGAGGTCACGGCACTCTTTGATCGGCGTGTGGGTCTGACTGAGCTGGTGTACGGAATGACCAGGAACCAGTTCAGATCAGCCGCAGAAGCCCAGGTGAAGGCGGAACAGATTTCGGTACGGCCGGACGACTACGCTTCGATTCTGGAAGACGCTCTCTCGGAGGTCGCCCGCAAGGAAGCCCTGTGTGCGCGATGGTTGATTTATCCCCAGGATGTCGAACCGCTCCTGGGACCGATGGCCGCACAGGCATGGGGCATGCACGTTCAGGGAGAGAACCCAGACAGCATCGTCAGGGAGTACTCATACCGTGTTGAGGCGGGCAGTGCGAGAAAGCCCAACATCGCGACCCGCATCGAAAACATCACCAACGCCATGCAGATCCTTGCACCCATTTCCCAAGGATTGCTCCAGGCCGGCAGGCCGGAACTCTTCAATGCTCTCTTGGAAGACTGGGGCAAGGCCATGCAAGTCGATGTCGCTCGCTACATGATTCCGCCACCGCCACCAGGACCACCGCCTGGACAGCCCCCACAAGAACAACCCAATGCAAATCCCCCAGCAAATCAGTGATCGCGGCCGAGAGGCTGTGGAGGTCTACAAGAACGCCCTTCAGTATGGAGAGCGGTTCGCTGAAATGTGCGCCCTCCAGATCGCTCCCGGGACCAAAGGCTCCGACCGGGCGTTTATGCAGGGCCGCATGAACAACCAGCAGTTAAACGACATGCCCGCCGAATCCGCAAAGTGGATGGTCAAAGAAGCCAGGGCAGCCGGGATCAACATCTCAGGCAAATACTACTGCGGCGGTCTGGCTGACAAGCGTCGTTGGCAAGACCCGGAGGCGTGGGTCTCGTCCAACGACGATGTCCTGCGAGTGGCGAAAAAGCGCCGGCTCGCGGTATCGGGGACAGTGAATTATGACCCCGGCCCTGCCGCTCCGAAGCGGAAGCTGATCAACGAAAAGATCGTGGCCGAAGAGGTCAGGAAGGAACTCCGCAAGAACCCGGGGGCCAAGGCCGGGGAGGTGCGGGAGCGATTCATCGACAAACATGCCTACAAAGCGAAAGGGCGAACATGAGCGAGATTGAGCGTTTCTCCACTGGGGCCACCATTACAGCCGGGTCTTCTGCGGCTACCACCACTCCGCGATTCCCGTTTGGTCGGTATGCCGGCGGCGGCGTCCTCATCGGGAACACGAACGGTGCCACCCAGATCAACTGGCACGTTTCCGCAGGGGCCGAAGACACCCCCGTCCGCATCTACGCTGACGGCTCTGCTCTGACGACCGCCGTGACCGTAGGCGCCCATCCAATCCCGGACGCCTGTTTCGGATTTGCCTACGTCGCGCCCGTCGTCGTCGGTGCCACCACCTGCGCCATGACAGTGTCTGTGAAGGGTTAGCCATGTTTGAACACGTAATCATCACGCTGATTCTGATCGCCGTCTTCGTCCTAGCGATTCGCAGCCGCTGACCCTACATCACCACAGTAGCGCATAAACCATGCCGATGAATCCCCGCCTCCTTCGTCCGAGAGCACGCCAAACGGGGGCTGCGCCGCCATCCGGCACGCCTGCGTCCTTGCTCCTTCGATTCGACGGCAACTTCAACGACTCGTCGGCCAACGCGCTGACGGTGACGGCGATCGGCGATGCGGCGATCAGCGCCACGACGAAAAAGTGGGGTAGCGGCAGCGCATCATTTGACGGCAGTAGCGACTACCTGACCGTGCCTACTGGCGGCACGCTGGGCTTCGGGGCGGCGGATTTCACAGTCGAACTGTGGGCGTTTGTGCTAGATGGAGCCAACAGCAATGAGCATGTGCTGTTCTCGCAGGCAGCCCCAACGGATGCGGTGGGCATCGCAATCTCAATCTACCAAAACGATCTCATGTGGCTGGCGGGAGGCGACCCGACTTGGACGTTTCAGCGGTATCCCAGCGGCGGGCACTTTGCCGCTGGTTCCGTGAATCTGGACGAATGGAACCACCTTGCTGTCACGCGGCATGACGGCGTCCTGAGATTGTTTTGCAACGGTCAGGTGGTGGACACCTACGCCGATGCTGTCGTGCTTGCTGACACAAACGAACTCGTCAGCATCGGCGGGAGAAGCAACTTCAGCCAATTTTTCAGCGGCTACATCGACGATGTCAGGATCGTGAAGGGCTTGGCCGTTTACACCAGCAACTTCATCCCGCCGACTGCGCCGCTGGCGGTGAACGCAACTCCCTACGTTCCGCCTCCGCCGCCGCCGCCGTCCGCTGCACCAAGCCTCTGGAAATCCGAAACCCTTCGACCCTCGTACCACTGGAGTATGTGATCATGGCCGCCCCAAACGTAAATTCCCCCACCCGTGTTGAGTTCAAAACTGCCCGCCTCGCCGCCACGACGGCATCGCAGACCATCGTGTCGTGCGGCGCGACGAGCAACATGGCTATTCGCGTCGTGAGCCTTGTTGCCGCCAACGTCGACGGCACCAACGCTGCCGATGTGACCGTGACCACTACCGATGGCACGAACTCCCACGCCATCGTTTCGACGGTGACGGTCCCTGCCGATGCTTCGCTCGTCATTGCGTCGCGCGAGAATCCGATCCACCTTGCGGAAGGCTGGACGCTCGCGGGGCTGGCAAGCGCGAACGGCGACATTGTTTACACGACCGCCCATGAGGAGATCACCTGATGCCCGCAGTAAACGATCCATGCTGGCGCGATGCAAGCAGCGTGGCTGCGCTGGAACTGCCGTTTCGCGTGCAGTTGCCAGACGGCAGCACTCGCACCGATCCGACTCAATGGAGCGAGGACGCCGACGTTCTCGCGGCTACGGGGTGGGGGCGATCCACGCTCACGCAGGCC